TCCAACAACTTTTTTAAAATTCGCATGGTCGGGTGTTTAGTAGGGCTAATGCGTCGAAACACCACATACCATTTAATTTTTTTCATTCCCATAGTATACTAAAAGATTTTAAACTTGGGAAGGACTGTAGGCTTTTGCATTTTCTCGTTTCGACCTAGCATCGTTTTATGCTCGCCCCCGCCTAATAACGCATACTGCAACGCATCGTGCGGGTGGCTAAACCGGTTCTTTTCTGGCTCTAATTTATACTTAGCCTCGCCCCCAACGTTCAACCGCTTATAGTGATACCCACCGTTAAACCCTCGTCGCACCATGGGAGCTTTTTGCCGACTTACAACAATACCCGGCAGGCCATTGCTTGATCGCAACAGTGGCGACAATACCGCTTCCCTTCGGACTTCAAACTTATTGGATGGTGCTGGGCGCACAAACAACTGTTCTTTCTTAAACAAATCAAACGCCGTAACGCCTTGTTGGTCCCTAAAGCCGCCAGACGGGTCACCCCATAACTCAATATTTGCGTGCTTGTATTCCTTGGTCAGATATTTATTAAGATTTCTAGCAAAGTCTTGGAGCGGCCACGTCTCACCATCGGGCGTTAAAAACTCGTCCACTACTCGCCAACGCCCGAATGGGTCTTTCTGAGCAATAACCGCCGACGGGGTAAGCCCAAAATCCACCCCAACAATCACCGGCAATACCGGGTCGTACTTCACATCCGCACTGGAATGCGTGTTGTCTATGTAGTTTTCGCCATATACCGGTTTGCCTTCTTGGATAAACCCATACTTTCCATGCACGTACACATCAATCCACTCTTGTGGCTTACCGTGTTTCATTTTTTCATAGTACCCAACCGGTAAATTTTCTACATTTTCCGCCCCTAAAAATACCGGTACTTGTTTTGCCCCACAAAACGAACAATCCCCAACAATAACCGCATCCGGCCAGTGATTCCCCGACCACCCCTCCGGCTTTTTACTGCCGCACGTCTCGCAGCCTTCTTCTTGCGCTTCCCCCGACGGTTGATTCAAAAATCGATACCTATCGTCCGGGTCTTCTTCTGCTAACTTATACCACCAATTAGTATCATCCGGTGGGTTCGTATCGGCTATGATCCCACTGCGGGTGGGCCAAGCTATACCTAATTTGGTCAGTTTCTTCTCAAACCCATACGCCCAAGCACTTGTAACGTCGTCAGACCCTTGCGATAAAAACTTATTAAAATCTTTGCCGAGCTTCTCCCTCGCAATGTCAAACAAATCTCGTAACGCCGCCAATAAATACGCAACGCCGGTCTCCTCAATATAGTCCGCCAATGCCTCCCCTTGTGCCAATAACACAGAATCTGGCATGTTTTTTCTGGACGGGTACCGACCCACACGCCCCGTTGCCCCATTTAAAATGTCCCTATTTGTATATCGAGCCTCATTAAACCAAAGCATCGTAGTCTCTAACGACAATAATTTTGACAAATCTTCCGGGCGGTCTAACGCTAAAAATATAACCTCCGCTTCAATATCGTTTAACTCAATATGATGCGAGATTGGCGGTTTTCGATTGACTTTACCAAATATGTGTTCAGGGAACCAATCCAGCCAAGTCTTTAACGTCGTCGTCTCAAGCTCCGGTGCGGTGTTTCGCACAATCAAATGTCGAGTTTGCCGCTTCCCATTCGTAGACGGTTTTTGAAAGCTCATGTTAGTAAACAACTCAAAACACATCCCCACAGACTTCCCCGAGCCAATCGGCCCTTTCACCCCTCGGAAAAAAGCGTCCGAGTTATGAAACTTCGAGAGCGTTGGGGAAGCCTTATAGTTTAATTCGAATTTCATCCAAGGTCATCTGCCTTTTTAGCCCGTGTGCGCTTGGGTTGTAAAACCTTTGCCTGATACGCTTCCTTATCATGAGGGTTCAAATTCTTCCACGCCATAATATTCGCCACCGGATGCGGCTCGCCACAAACATCACACTCCCTCAAAACTAAATGCGGATTAACAAAACCCCCATCCAACACGCCGCCATTCGCTTTCGCACAACCAATACAAATAACCTGAATCTTAGACATCTATAATTTCTCCTTGCTCTTTACCAACCGAACCTAAATCAATATTAATATTTATCTGCGTTTTACCTCCCGCATCTTCCACACCACCGTGGCCAGTAAACTTCATCTTATTACTCACCATACTCGCCAACGCTCCCGATACCCTCGAGTCCCCCTCCTCAAACCGCTCCTTCAACGACTGCAATACCTCCTCAAACTGCCCCGCCGCAATCTTAGCATCCAACATCACCGCCTTCACATACGTCTTATGAATACTAACCACAACTTCCTCAATATGCGGCTTCTTCAACCACGTCGCCGCCACTCGCTTATCAACTCCAGCCGCTTTCGCCGCCTTGTCCGGGTCCAACGTCTTCTTATACTCCTCTAAAAAAGCAACCTGAGCCATCGTATACGCATAATGCTCCGGTATTTGTACCGGCATACTCTTATCCGCAACCAACTCCACCGGTGGATTGTCCTTATCCGCCTCCTTAAATTTCTTTTTTACACGAGCCATAACGTCCTTATCTATCTTTTTACTACTCTCTTTCATGCTTTAGCTATGGCAGCAGTAAGTGTTGTAGTTCCAAATCTTGTGAGAGTGAGAAGAGTGTCAGAGAAAAAAATGAAAAAAGTTTTTATTCTCACCACTACCATAACCAAACCCACTGTACCATACACTTAAAAACCTGTCAACGCTCTTTCCGTTTTGAAAACTACGTTAAACTCTTACTGATGCGTTTCGAGTACGTTAAACTCTTCCTGATGGGTTTCGAGTACGTTAAACTCTTACTGATGCGTTTTAAACTTTACCCTTTTTCGTAAAGCTCAAAAAATTCAGAGGCGGTTTAGATAACGCTATGGCGACAAGTCATTTGGCGGGTACCCCCTCGAATATATGACCCCCCCGGGGGTGTTTGTCACATCGTACAATATTCGTTTTCGTTGTAAACTAAGGCAATTATTAACCTATGTCGCATAATATTTATTATGTAAAGTTTTGCAAAAAAGCCTGTAATGACAAACAATGCCAGTATTTCTAGTGTTCCATGCGCTCTCTATGAGTAACAGCATCCGAGGCGCAAGGGGTAGACGTCTTCCAACCGCTTTAAACCACTTAAACAGCTATCAGAGCGATAATTCTGGGGCATTTTGAGCATTTAACACGTTGGTATTGGTACACATAGCCTTATAGTATATAATGTTGCTTATGGCGGTGAATAGATACCTAGTACGTATTAGTTGCAAAAGATCTGTACAGTGCAGGGTGTGGGTTAAGGCCAAAACGTCCAAACAAGCCTTGCTAAACGCCTTAAATCTAGTCAAGGACAAAGTGAGCCATATCACAAGCTGCTGCATCATTGGCGAACCAATCCCAGTGTGTAAGAGACGGAGAAAGCAACAACAGGTTGAACAACTTCCAGAGCGTGCTGATCGGTACAAAGCTAAAGAGCGTCCGAAGCCGCCAAGTGTATTTGACATTTAGTCTATAAAACCCCTTGCACAAAAAATCCAATCATGTTATACTCGCGCGCACACACACGCACACGCACGCACACGGAAATATACTTTTATAATATATATTTACCTATATATTATAAATATATATTTTACTACCTAAATACGTTATGGTATATTTTTGAATTTGTTAAAATATTTTTATTTTAGGGTGTTTTACAACGATTTTCAAAAAAAGCAAAAAATATTTAAAAATCAGTGTATTACACGTTTATGCGTAACTGAATATATACAGAAAAAAATGCTGTATATTTGGCATTTTCGTGCTGTATTGTACTAGGCGTAACGCCGTAATACAGTATTACGTCAACAGGCGTGTTTTTGTAATACATACATACAGCGCTGGGCGTAACTTTGTAATACACAAGACAGCCAAAAATACAGCATTTTTTTCTGTATTACACAGTCAGGCGTACCCCCATACATCAAGGAATTTCGATTTGACGTGACGGGCTGCGCTTGGTACCATTGGTTTTGTTGTAGTTTTATTGGTGTTTTGTTAGAAAATTGGAGGTTTAAGAAATGGATAACATGAACATACAAACACATTCGGCCCGCTTGGCATTTACTGAAAGCAAGTTAAAAAAGACTGAGGTTCCGGGTGTATTAGAAAGGTTGTACGCTCAAACTAGTGATGACGCTACCAGGTTACAACTTGCACGGCTTTATACAACGTTGACGCCTAAGGTTGCGCCGAAAAAAAATAAATTGGCGTGGGTAGCCCAAGCGTGTTCAAAAGCTGATGACCAGCCAGGTATGCAAAATATCTTTGTCCGAGATGGCTACGCTCTCGGTACTGATGGGTTTCGGCTTCATTTTTACAAAGTGCCGTTTGATTCAGCGGAGTATGACGGTAAGTTTATCGATTGTGATTTTAATATTCTAGATTTACAAAACGTTAAGCCCCTAGACGCAACCGTTACTGAGCATTATATGCCTGAAGTGTGGGATATGCCTTATACGCAACAAATAGACCTATCAGATTGTGAAGTGGTACCGTTGGAGGGTACTCGGCACACGGCCTATAAAATAAACTTGTTCGACACAGTCTATCATTTCAATAAGCGATTTGTGGATCAGATTGCCCCGGGTGAGGCTTGCTTGACGGTTTATGCTAAAAAGGCGGGCAACGAGTATCCCGTTTGGTTTGATGCCGGCGAAAACAAAACGGCTTTATTAATGCCGGTTCGAGTAAATAAATAAATTGGAGGTTTAAAAAATGGATTTATCAATCACAATTACACCTATTGAAGGCCGGGTAGGCGCAAAAGCAGAAACGTTTAATTGCTTTTATGATGCCGATATTGCGCTTCATACGCATTCGAAGATACACAATGCCCCGGAGCGTGGCAATGGCTATTTAAAAACTGGCGTATCTGTGACGCTGGATGGCCTTAACTATGAGTTTCGCTATGATATGGTTGCGGGCGGAGCAGATTCGGACGGCCTCGGGCTGTATCCAGATTTACGAAAAACGCTTATTAATCGGTTGCGGTTTTATGCGGGGCAGAAATGCCCCCGACACATGGAGCCGGAAGCGTACCAAGCGTTTTTGGATACCTATGTAAACGAGGAAATGAAGCAGCGATGCGCTGCGCTACTGGATAAATTGGAGGAATTAAACAAATGATAACAATATCTAAAATTGATGGTGAAGTTTGGTTAAAAGTCTATGACAACAGCCGGACCCTTATTTATTCAGACGGCATGTATGGCTCAATTAGTGATGCCATGGTTGCAGCAGCTTATTGGTTAAATTAATAAATTGGAGGAAAAAGACAAATGCTTGACAAAATAGAAAAGTTTACCTGCGGTAAGGTTGCGCTCGAAAGTGTGGGGCGGGTAAGTATGTTTGATATTGATGACATATGGGGGGCCTTGTGCGGTGAGGGTAGTTTAAAGTTTGATTTATGCTACAGGGATGAGGAATTGTTGGACGGTTTAGAATGGAGCAACCGGCCAAACGATGCGTGCATAATTAGGCTGTTGTATGACGTTGTGAATTCATACGCACAAGCCATAGATTTCAAAGACGTTGTTACGGACAAGATGATCTATAACCCTTGCGGGAATGCATCGGCTCTCGAATATCAGCACGAATGCCTATATGTTCTCACAAGGGAGCTGTGCGACAATATTCGCAACGCCAAAGACGTGTTGAAAAACTGGCGATCTGTTGAAATTGAGGGCGAATCATCCGAGGGCCCAATCGTTTTGTATTTTAAAATTTAAGACCGATGAAAGAGCAATTAAAAATGGAGTTAAACTTATGATAAACGAAAACAGTACAAAAGCTGAAGTTTTGGCAGCGGTGAAGCAGGATGGGGAGGCGTTGTGGTATGCGAGTTATGCATTAAAAAACGATCGTGAGGTAATACTGGCAGCAGTTAGACAGAATGGGAAAATGTTGCGGATTGCGAGTGTTGAATTGAAGGGTGATCGTGATGTTGTGATGGCAGCGGTGAAGCAGAATGGGCATGCGTTGCAGTATGCTAGTAAGCAATTGAAGGGGGATCGAGAGGTTGTGATGACTGCGGTTAAAGAAAATGAGTATGCGTTGCAGTATGCGAGTGGTGAATTGAGGAATGATCGTGAGGTGGTGTTAGAGGTGGTGAAGCGGGATGGTTTTGCCTTGCAATTTGCTAGTGATGAATTGCTTGCTGACCGTGATTTTGTTGTGAAAGCTGTGAAATGTCTTAGTGACGATGCTTTGTATAACATTATAACTGATTGGATACGAGAGTTTTGTTGAATGAGAATTAACACAATGACACTACGATTACAGATACCTAAACTCAAACGTCCGGGAAACTCCCGGGCTAAAATAGTACCCGATGCGTTGGAAGTCCACACAAATCGGGCAGTGTTTTTATACCTCGGCCTTGAGTTAGTGGCTATACAATTGCTCAATGGGCCGGCAGTGTTGCCGGTCAAATGGTGTAGTGGTTTACGTTCAGTGGATATAGTGGCCGATTTTTTATCGTCATACGGCCACAATGTTATGGAGGGCAAGGCACAGATTGACGCAGCCATTGAAGCGGGTACGATTTTGGTTAGAAATGCCCGCTCAGGAGCAACACTTACCTTAGATTACAAGGGCGACATGGCAAAATTTAAAAACTAGGAGGTATATATGGATTTTGAACTACATTTTATATTGATTGTGGGGGCAACTATTATGAATTTACTTTTTTGTGGGTTCTCGGCTGTAGGTTTTTTTATGGTAAAAGAATCGCTTAAGGACTTGGACGATGACATGTCCGGTGTGCTTATGCTTTTTGGCTGTATTTTTGTTATAGCTAGTTTTGGGCTGCAATGTTTTGCGTTAGCGAAGTGGTTAAAGTCTTTTTATTAAGTAGGAGGTAAAACAATGAAAGACTGGACTGGATTTTGGGAGAGCGATACCCACGAATTGAAACAAATTGCTCAAGAGACGGGCGTGACTAGTGATAAGTTTCAAGACATATACGAAACGATGTACCCAAATATACATAAATGGGCTTGGTACACGCAAACGCTCAAAGATTTAAGAGAGTTAAGAGAGG